TTCGGCGCGGTTTATGAGCACCTGGACGACGACCTTTCCTGTGAAGGCACGATCGGGCTGAGATCCGCCAGCGAGGTTGCCTTTGAAGACGACGGCCATGCGATGGCATGGGCGATGGCCCACACGGAGGACTGAACATGAACCAGATCGAAGAACGCGTCTGCACCCTGACGGGCGACGCCAACTCCCTCGCTGCGGAGCTTTACGATACGCTTGAAGCCATCCGGTATGATCCGGTCGGCGCTACGCCGGACGATGTCGAGTACATGAAGGAGATCCGAGGACTGCTCCGGCAGGCGCTGGACCGGGCGAAGAAGATCGAGGCGGACGTCGGAAAGGGTTGAGCCAAAACTGAACACCGCAGGGATGCAGCCGGAAGGCTGTGTTCCTCGTTATGACGCAGGCACGGAGCCTGCTTTTTTCATGCCTTTAGGAAGGAGGAATGACACATGGCTACTCGCGGAAGAAAGCCCACGCCTACCGCGATCAAAGAACTGGAAGGCAATCCGGGCAAGAGAAAACTGAATGATAAGGAGCCCAAGCCGGTGAAGAAGGCACCCTCCTGTCCGAAGTGGCTGGAGGCCGAGGCTAAGAAGGAATGGCGTCGGCTCTCCAAGAAGATGGAGATGATGGGTGTCCTGACGGAAGTGGACATGGCGGCCTTTGCCGGTTACTGCCAAGCCTATGCCCGCTGGAAAGAAGCGGAGGAATTCATTACCCAGCACGGGACGATCGTGAAAACACCATCCGGATACTGGCAGCAGGTGCCGCAGGTATCGATCGCGCAGACCTACCTGAAGGTCATGAACCGCTTTGCGGAGCAGTTCGGCCTCACGCCTGCATCCCGGTCCCGTATCGTTGCAGACACCACCGGCAGCGGATCTGAGGATGAGCTCGAAGCGCTGCTGGGAGGTGATGCGTGATGGCAAGGGTGCGACCGGCAAACTATCCGAAACTGGAAAACTATGAGCCGACCCGGTTCATGCTTCCGACCTCGCATTACGACGAGGCGAAGGCGGACCGGGCCGTCGCTTTTATAGAAAACCTGAAACACACCAAGGGTAAGTGGGATGGGAAACCGTTCTGGTTGTTGCCGTGGCAGGAGCAGATCATCCGGGACATCTTCGGGGTCGTGGATGAAAACGGTCACCGCCAGTTCCGCACGGCCTACGTGGAGATCGGGAAGAAAAATGGAAAGAGCGAGCTGGCAGCAGCGGTGGCGCTGTATCTTCTCTACGCTGATGGGGAGCCCGCAGCCGAGGTGTATGGTGCGGCGGCAGACAGGCAGCAGGCCAGCATCGTTTTTGATGTGGCCAGACGCATGGTGGAAAAGGCTCCGGCGCTGTACAAGCGGTCCAAGGTTGCTGCCGCCACCAAGCGGATCGTGAATTACACGAACGCCGGATTCTACCAGGTCCTTTCCGCTGAGGTCGGGACCAAGCATGGCCTGAACGTCTCCGGGCTGGTGCTGGATGAGGTCCATGCGCAGCCCAACCGGAAGCTGTACGATGTCCTGACCAAGGGCTCCGGTGATGCCAGGGAGCAGCCGCTGTATTTCCTGATCACGACCGCAGGCACGGATAAGGAAAGCATCTGCTATGAGCTCCACACCAAGGCGCTGGATATCATGGCGGGCAGGAAGATCGATCACACCTTCTACCCGGTGGTGTACGGCCTTACCGATGATGAAGATTGGACCGACGAGAAGAACTGGTACAAGGCCAATCCCTCTCTCGGGCAGACGATCCAGATCGACCGCGTGCGTGAGATGTTTCAGGAGGCGGTGGACAATCCTGCGGAGGAGAATGTATTCAAACAGCTCCGGCTTAACATGTGGGTCTCCTCCCTGACGCGCTTCATCCCGGAGCAGGTCTACGATCTGGGCAACGTCCCGATCGACCTGGCTGCGCTTCAGGGCAGGGACTGTTACGGAGGATTGGACCTTTCGAGCACCGGTGACATCACGGCCTTCGTGCTCATGTTCCCTCCGCGAACGCCGGAGGAGAAATATGTGATGCTACCGTTTTTCTGGATACCGGAGGATACGATTCCAATCCGGGTCCGCAGGGCATCGGTTCCTTATGACGTGTGGTACCAGCAGGGGTATCTCAACGCGACGGAAGGCAACGTGATCCACTACGATTTTATCGAGAAGTTCATCGAGGACCTGGGCACGCAGTACCACATTCTTGAGATCGCCTTCGACCGCTGGGGAGCGGTGCAGATGACACAGGACCTGGAGGGCATGGGCTTTACCGTGGTGCCTTTCGGTCAGGGCTACAAGGACATGTCGCCTCCGACGAAGGAGTTCTACAAGCTGCTGATGGAAGGCAGGATCATCCACGGCGGCAATCCGGTGATGCGCTGGATGAGCGGGAACGTGGTGGTGGACACGGACCCAGCCGGAAACATCAAATGCACCAAGGCCAAGTCGCCGGAGAAGATCGACGGAATCGTGGCTGCAATCATGGCACTGGACCGCTGCATCCGGCATGAAAACACGAGCAGCGTTTATGACGAGCGCGGCCTCATGGTTTTCTGATGCGGGTGTCCAAAAGCGTATAAGATTGTCCTTGAGAAATGTCCTATACTGATATCATGAAAAAGTGCGAGGGCCACCCGGCTGACAAACGGGCGGTCCTTTTTCAATGTTTGGAGGGATTGACATGGGATTCTTTGAATGGCTGGGGATCAGCCCCAGGGATGCTCCCGCGCTGCCGGATGTGACGGATAACGTCCGCGACTCCGGGCAGACCTTTGTATTCGGACGCGCCGATTCCGGTGAGAAGGTGGATGAAAAGTCCGCCATGCAGATTGCAACGGTGTATGCCTGCGTCCGGCTGCTGGCCGAGACGGTGGCAGGGCTTCCGCTGCATCTGTATCGGATGAAGGACGGCACCAATGCGAAGGAACGCGCTGTGGAGCACCCGCTGTATAAGCTGCTATACCGGCAGCCCAATCCGGAGATGACGAGCTTCTCTTTCCGGGAAACGATGATGACGCACCTGCTGCTCTGGGGCAACAGTTATGCGCAGATCATCCGGGATGGCAGGAATAACATCATGGCGCTGTATCCGCTGCTGCCTGAGAACGTGGAGGTCGACCGGGATGAGAACGGGCAGATTTATTACATCTACCACGCTTACACCGATGAGAAGCCAGGCGAGCGGAACAAGGATATCTATTTCCGCTACGACGAAGTATTCCACGTACCGGGTCTCGGTTTCAATGGTCTCGTGGGGTTCTCCCCTATCGCCATGATGAAAAACAGCCTCGGCACCACGCTGGCCGTGGAGAAGTACGGCAGCGCCTTCTTCAAAAACGGTGCACAGCCTTCCGGAGTCTTGGAGCATCCGGGTGTCCTGAAGAATCCGGAGAAGATCCGTGAGAACTGGTCCGATGTATATGGCGGTCCAAACAACGCCCATAAGGTTGCTGTCCTCGAAGAAGGCATGCAGTACAAAGCGATCTCCCTGCCTCCGGAGGATTCTCAGTTCCTCTCCACACGGCAGTTCGGGGTGAACGAGATCTGTCGTATCTTCCGGGTGCCGCCTCATATGGTGCAGGACCTGGAGCACGCGACCTTCTCGAACATCGAGCATCAGAGCATCGACTTCGTGGTCCATACCCTGACGCCTTGGCTGGTCCGCTTCGAGCAGGCCATCATCAAAGACCTGCTGCTCCCGGATGAACAGGATGAGTATTTCCCGAAGTTTAACGTGGACGGGCTTTTGCGCGGCGACTACCAGTCCCGGATGCAAGGTTACGCCACCGGCATCAGCAACGGCTTTTTGTCTCCGAATGATATTCATCGCCTCGAAAACATGGACCTCATTCCGGCAGAGAAGGGCGGTGATGACTATTACCTGAACGGCGGCTACGTCAAGCTGGAGGACGCCGGGAAAGCAGCGATCAAAACGGCAGCGGAATCCGCGCCGGATAACAGGAGGAAGAAATGAAGAAATTTTGGAACTGGATTCATGACGACAGCGGAGGCAGGGTCCTTCGCCTTGAGGGGCCAATCGACAACGAGAACTTCTGGGGCGATGAAATCACGCCTGCCATGTTCCGCGAAGACCTCGAAGCTGAAGCCGGTGACGTGACGGTCTGGATCAATTCTCCGGGCGGGAATGTCTTTGCTGCAGCCGAGATCTATACGATGCTGAAGGAGTACGCCGGTGCGGTCACGGTCCGCATTGCCAGCATTGCTGCATCGGCAGCTTCCGTCATTGCGATGGCGGGTGATCAGGTGCAGATGTCTCCCACAGCGCTTCTCATGATTCACGACCCGTCCACCATTGCGATGGGGAACGCGAAGGACATGGAGAAGGCCATCGAGACACTGAATGAAGTGAAGGAGTCCATCATCAATGCCTATACCGCGAAAACCGGCCTGCGCCATAACAAGGTGGCGGAGCTCATGGAGAGCGAGACCTGGATGAACGCAAAGAAGGCACTGGATCTGGGCTTCTGCGATGAAATCCTGTATGAGGCGAAGAAACCGGAGCCTGAGCAGGAACCGGACGATCAGAAGCCTTCCGAGCCGGACGATGGGCCGGTGCTGGAGGCACAGCTCTATTCGACAAGGCAGATGGGGCTGGCGATTCTGAACCGTCTGCGCACAAGTGAACCTGCGGCAGAGAAGCCGCTTAATGTACAGCCGCCTGCTCCCGTGATCGGGATGGACGGAAAAACCGAGGATGGGGCCGTGCCCTATCAGATTCTCAGGGACAAGCTGGAATTCCTCCGTTGAGGAATCCGGCAATTTTTATTTATGGAGGATAAAAATCATGAGTAAGATCATCGAACTGCGTAACAAGCGCAACACCCTCTGGGAGCAGACCAAGGCTTTTCTGGAGGAACACAGAGATGCAAACGGACTGGTCGAGGCTTCCGCAGTCGAGCAGTACGACAAGATGGCTGCGGATGTGAAGGCGCTGGGTGATGAGATCAAGCGTCTGGAGGACCAGATGGAGATGGACGCCAAGCTGTCCGCTGCCACCTCCGCACCGGTCCATGCAGATCCCAAGGCCAGCCAGAGAAAGGGCAGCATGCGTCCGACCGCGACTGCCGAGTACAACGACGCCTTCTGGAATATGATGCGCGGCAACAACTCCCTCGAAGTCAGGGATGCGCTTTCCGTAGGTGTTGGAGAGAACGGCGGCTTTACCGTCCCGGACGAGTTTGAGCGCCAGTTGATCCAGGGCCTGGAGGAGAATAACATCTTCCGTACTCTGGCCAAGACCATCCGCACCAATTCCGGTACCCGCACCATTCCGATCGCTACTGATGCAGGCTCTGCATCCTGGATTGAGGAGGGTGCGGCCATTCAGGAATCCGACATGAGCTTTGCGCAGGAGACCCTCTCCGCGTACAAACTGGGCTGCATGATCAAGGTCAGCAACGAGCTCCTGAACGACTCCGCCTTCGACATCGCTGCTCACATCGCGCATCGCTTTGGTGTGCGTTTCGGTAATGCGGAGGAGGATGCCTTCATCAACGGCACCGGCCCGTCTGCCAATCCGCAGACCACGCCTTCCCAGCCGACCGGTATCCTGACCAGCCTGACTCCGGAAGCGGGCAACATCACTGCCAATGCGGTGACCGTCCACTTCGACAACGTCTACAAGCTGTATTATAGCCTGAAGTCTCCGTACCGCAGAAAGGCTTCCTTCCTGTGCAACGAGACTCTGCTCCTGCAGCTGATGCTGATCAAGGACAAGAATGACAACTACATCTGGAAGCCGGGCCTTGAGGTCGGCAAGCCGGATACCATTCTGGGCCGTCCGATCTACACCAGCGGTTATATGCCTGCCATCACCGGCAACGCCACCCAGGACAAGAACAAGAAGGTGCTTCTCTTCGGTGACTTCAGCTACTACTGGATCGCTGATCGTCAGAATCGCACCCTCAAGCGCCTGAACGAGCTGTACGCCGTGACCGATCAGGTCGGCTTCATCGGTACCCAGCGCGTTGATGGCAAGCTGATCCTGCCGGAGGCTATGCAGGTCATGGCCCTTGGCAGCGGCACTGCCAGCAACGGCTAAGACGGGAGGTGACCGATCATGGCACTGATTACGCTTGAGGAAGCCAAAGGGTACCTCCGGGTGGACACAGCGGATGAGGATGCCATGATCGGCATCCTTTTATCTTCTGCCAGTAGGCTGTGTGTGGACGTGGCGCGGCTCACAGAGGAGCAATGGGCAGACATCGATTCGGATAAATGTCGCTCAGACAGATACAGCGCCTCTGAGCTGGCGGCCATCCGGGAAACTATGAAAGTGGCCATCCTCTATGCGTTGGGGTATCTCTTCGAGCATCGTGAGGAAGCTGATCATCACGAGCTGACACTGACGCTAAGGTCTTTGCTCTTTGCTGTGCGGGAAGGGGCGGTGTGATGAACATTGCAGGAATGCGGGTTAGGATCACCATCCAGAAAAACGCGACCGTGGTAGACCGGGTGGGAAACCACACGTCCGCATGGACGGATTACTTTTCCTGCTGGGCCACAGCTGTAACCAGCGGCCTTTCTTCCAACGAGGAGGAAGCTGCCGGTCATACGGTGGAGGCCGACCGGCTGGATATCACGGTCCGGTATTCTTCGGAAACGGCTGCGGTCAATTCCAAGGAGTACCGGATTATGCTGGGTGACCGGATCTACAACATCCTATCCATCGACGAGATGGGCTTTAAACATAACAGCCGGAAGCTGCACACGCAGCTTTCTGAGAGGTGACGCTATGGGCAAAACAATCCCGATCGACAAGCTGGCGGCGGAGGTCATGGATGGCCTTGAGGAGTACGCGGAGCTTACTGCCGATGTTCTCAAAAAAGAAATACAGGAAGCTGGCAAGCTGGCAAAAACCCAGATCTCGCAAACGGCTCCGAGAAAGACTGGTCGGTATGCAAAGAGCTGGGCGGTCAAGAAGGTCAGCGAGACTTCCAATTCTCTGGAGGTCACGGTGCATTCGAAGAATCGCTACATGCTGACGCATCTTCTGGAAAACGGCCATGCCAAGCGTGGTGGTGGCCGGGTGGCTGCCATCCCCCACATCGCGCCTGCAGAGGAAGCCGCTGTGCAGTCCTTGGAGAGAAACATAGAACGTGAACTTGGGAGGTTGTGATGGAGAGACTTGTCGCAATCATGGAGGAGATCGGGCTGCCCTTTGCCTACCACCACTTCGCTGAAGGGGAATCTCCCGATCCGCCTTTTATCTGCTTTCTGACCTCCGGCAGTGATAACTTCGCTGCGGATGGCCGGGATTACTTCAAGATTAATCAGATCAATATTGAACTGTACACCGACCGGAAGGACCCGGACCTGGAGGACAGTGTAGAAACCGTGCTGGATGAGCACGGTATTTTTTATCAGAAAACGGAGGTCTGGATCGACAGTGAAAAGCTGTACGAGGTCCTCTACCAATTTGAAATGGAGGGTATGAATCATGCCGAAGAAAAAGAATAAGGTCAAATTCAATATCTGCAATGTCCACTACGCGATCCTGACCATCGCGGATGACGGGACATTCTCCTTCGGGACGCCGGTGCCGATGCCGGGCGCTGTCTCTCTGGCGCTGGATGCCAACGGCGAGCCGACCAACTTCTATGCGGATGGCTACGCCTATTACACCATTGGCAACAACATGGGCTACGAGGGCGACCTGGAGCTGGCGATGGTGCCGGAGTCTTTCCGTACCGATGTGCTGGGCGAGAAGCTGGATGCCAACAACGTCCTGATCGAAAACGCCAACACGGAGACGGTGAACTTTGCGCTGCTCTTCGAGTTCGATGGCGATATCCGTAAGATCCGTCACGTCCTGTATAAGTGCGCGGCCAGCCGTCCGAGCGTGGAGTCCAAGACGAATGAGGAGGAAGTGGAGGTCCAGACCGAAACGCTCTCCGTCAAGGCAACGCCGATGGCCAACGGCATCGTGAAGGCCAAGACCGGTGACGACACCACGGACGCGGTCTACCAGGGTTGGTACAGCGCAGTCTATCTGCCGACCGATCCGGAGATCGATGATAACTCGTCTGTCGGTTAAGGAGGGTAAGCCATGAGCATGACAAAAACAATCGAGATTGATGGCAAGCAGGTGCCCTTTAAGGCATCTGCCGCCATCCCCAGGATCTACCGCGTCAAATACGGACGCGATATTTTCAAAGACCTCATGAAGCTGGAAAAAGCGCTGAATGAGAATACGGCAGAGGAAAGCGGGCTCGATCTGTTCTCGCTGGAGACCTTCGAGAACATTGCCTATCTGATGGCAAAGCACGCGGACCCGACCCTGCCGGATACGGCGGAGGACTGGCTGGATGAATTCAGCGTCTTTTCTATCTATCAGGTGCTTCCGGAGATCATTGAGCTCTGGGGCCTTAATGTACAGACACAGTCTGTCTCTAAAAAAAACGGCCCGCAACCGAGCGGAAATTAACCACTCCGCTTTTCCTGCTCAGATGCGTCCAGCTCGGTATTTCTATCCGGGACCTGGACCTTCTGACTGTCGGGCTCGTGAACGACATGTATATCGAAAGCGACAACGACGAACAAAACTACGCGCAGATCGGAACGCAGGCCGAGATGGACGCGTTCTAACCATTTTTGAAGGGAGGGGACAGCTTTGGCGGGTGGAAGAATCAAAGGCATAACCATTGAGATCGGCGGCGATACCACGAAGCTGGAAGCCTCCCTCAAGAGTGTCAATCAGGAAATTAAAGGTACAGAGTCCAAGCTGAAGGATATCAATAAACTCCTGAAAATGGACCCTGGCAATACGGAACTGCTGTCACAGAAATACAAGACGCTCCAGCAAGAGATTAAGGCCACCAAAGAAAAGCTGGACACCCTGAAGGAAGCGTCAAAGCAGGCGGACCAGGCGCTGAAGGACGGTACGATCTCGAAGGATCAGTACGATGCTCTGCAACGTGAAATTGCTGAGACAGAGCAGAGCCTGAAAAGCCTGGAGCAGGAATATAAGAACTTCGGGTCCGTGCAGGCACAGGAGATCGCGGCTGCCGGTGAAAAAATGAAGGAGTTCGGTGGCAAGGTGGAGAGCGCCGGGAAGACCCTGACGACGCATGTCACACTGCCGCTGGCTGCTGTCGGTGCAGCGGGCGTGGCGAGCTTTGCCGAGGTCGATAAGACCATGCAGCTCACCAACAAGACAATGGGCAATACCGAGGAGGAAGCCCAGCTCTTAAACAAAGCCATGAAGGAGGCTGCGGCAAACTCCACCTTCGGAATGAAGGATGCCGCGACCGCGACTCTGAACTTTGCCCGTGCCGGTCTGGATGCAGAGCAGGCAGCTTCCGCGCTGGCACCCGCCATGAATCTGGCTGCCGGTGAAGGCGGCGATCTGGATACGGTATCTGCCGGGCTGGTCGCTACTATCAACGGCTTTCATGGGAGCTTTGAGGACGCAGGCCACTACGCAGATGTGTTTGCGGCTGCCTGCAATAATTCCGCACTTGATGTGGACAGCCTGTCCCACGCCATGTCGGTGGCAGCGCCGATCTTCTCATCCGCAGGTTACTCCGTCAATGATGCAGCTCTGTACATGGGCGTCATGGCGAACAACGGTATCGATGCGGACAAGGCAGCTAACTCCCTGAAAACTGGTCTGGCAAGGCTTGTCTCTCCCGCGAAAGAGGGCGCGGAGATGATGGACAAGCTGGGTATTTCCGTCACCAATTCTGATGGCACCATGAAGGATTCGATCACCATTCAGAGGGAACTCCATGACGCTTTCGGAAAGCTCTCTGAATCGGAGCAGATCGCTGCGGCCTCTGCCATCTTCGGAAAGAACCAGATGGCACCGTGGCTGGCGCTGATCAATACCGCTCCGGAGGACGTCGGCAAGCTGAATGAATCCCTGGAAACCTGCGCCGGAACCACCGATGAAATGGCGGAGGCCATGATGAGCGGCTTTGGCGGTTCTTTGGAAAAACTGAAGAGCTCCATTGACGTTCTGGTCACATCCATCGGTGAGGCGCTGGCTCCGACAATCCAGAAGGTTGCGGAGTTCATCCAGGGTCTCGTGGATAAGTTTAATGCCCTGACACCGGCCCAGCAGGAAACCATCGTGAAGATCGGACTTGTGGTTGCTGCGCTGGGGCCGCTGCTGATTGTAGTCGGAAAGGTGATCTCATCCATAGGAACGATCATGACCTGGGCTCCGAAGATCGTCTCCGGGGTGCAGAGTGTGATTGGTATTGGCAGTAAACTCATGGGCGGCCTGCAGGCACTCTGGGGTGTGATCCTTGCTAATCCGATCGTGCTGATCGTTGCTGCGATTGCGGCGGCGGTCGCGGCCTTCATCTATTTCTGGAACACGTCAGAGGAGTTCCGGCAGTTCTGGATCAACCTGTGGGAGGCAATCAAATCTGCGGTGCAGGCCGTGGTGCAGGCGATTGCCACCTTCTTTACCCAGACGATCCCGGAGGCTTTCAATGCCTTTGTGGAATTCTTCAAAGGGCTGTGGGAAGGGATCAAGAGCTTCTTCTCCGGCATCTGGGAGGGCATGAAGGAAATTGTCTCTACGGCATGGGAAGGTATCAAAAATGTGGTGCAGCTGGCGATCATGGCAATCGGCGAGTTTTTCTCTACCGCGCTCACGATCATCACGCTGCCTTTCCAGTTTATCTGGGAGAACTGTAAGGAAATCATAACGACAGCGTGGGAGGCAATCAAGACGGTGGTCTCCGGTGCGCTTGAGGCGATCAAGACCGGAATCACTACCGCATGGGAGGCAGTGAAGACCACGACCTCCACGGTATTCGAAGCGGTAAAAACCGTGGTGACGACCGTATGGACCGCCATCAAGTCTGCGCTGGACCCGATCATCACAGGCATCAAAACAGCCGTGACTACGGCATGGGAAGCAATCAAGACAGCGACCTCTACAGCCTTTAATGCCGTAAAGACGACCGCGACTACGGTTTGGAACGGTATCAAAACCGCTGTCACGACTGTGGTAAATGGCGTGAAGACAGCCGTTTCTACCGCATGGAATGAAGTAAAGAATGTCACCACGACCGTTTTCAATGCAGTCAAAACGGCTGCATCCACGGCATGGAACGCAATCAAGACCACGATTACGACCGTGATCAATTCCATCAAGAGCGGGGTCTCTTCCGGCTTGAACGCGGTGAAGTCCACGGTGAGCAGTATCCTGAACGGGATCAAATCCACCTTCACCAATGTATTCAATGGCGTGTGGTCCTTCGTGCAGGGCATCGTGAACAAGCTGAAGGGAATCTTCAACTTCAGCTGGAGCCTGCCACACATCAAGTTGCCGCACTTTTCCATTTCCGGCTCCTTCAGTCTGAATCCGCCTTCCATCCCGCACATCAGTGTGGACTGGTACAAGAAGGCGATGAACAACGGCATGATCCTGAACAGCCCGACGATCTTCGGAGCGTCAGGAAATCATCTGCTGGGCGGAGGCGAGGCCGGGCCAGAGGCAGTGGTCGGTGTATCGTCCCTGATGGACATGATCCAGAACGCGGTAGGCAATTCGCAGCTTGCTGCAGATACCGGGAATATCACCATTCCTGTTTATATCGGAGGGAACCTGATCGATGAATTGATCGTTACAGCACAGCAGCGCAGGGCGCTGCGGTCAGGAGGCAGGGCATGACATTTCAAACCTATCTGAAGATCAACGGAACAGCCCTGCCTGTACAGAAGGATGACTATTCCGTTGATTACAGCGATGTTATTGCAGACAGCGGGGGCGTGACGGAAGCGGGGACGACCGTCCGGGATGTGATCCGGGAAGGCATCCCCTCTATTTCTGTCAGCCTGCCGGTGTCGGTCACATGGCTGAAAAAACTGAGAAAGCTGAAGAAGGAGCCATACCTGAATGTGGAGTGGATGGACCCGGAAACCGGGGTCCTCTCCTCCGGCATCATGTACATGGACGACTTCAAAGTTTCACTCAAACACGATACGAGTGCTGGCGGTCTCTGGATGGTTTCCTTCAGTCTGGAGGACCTAAACGATGTATGAGGTATCGGAAAAATATAAGGAGGCCATCCGCAGCCAAAGCCGGAAATTCAAATGGTATGGAACTATCACGACGCCTACCGGAAAGGTCTATCACTTTACGGAAAAGGACATCGTGAAGGGCAGCGGGACCCTTACCCGGTCCTGCTCCGGTTCCACATCTCTGGAAATGGGCTCGGTCTATGCGGCGGAGCTGGACATTTCATTATTTCTGAACGTGGACCGTTACAGCCTCTATGATGCCGTGATCGATCTGTACTTTGGATTCCAGCACCGGATCATGAGGATCTGGAACGATCTGCGAGACTACACCTGGGATTCTCTTCGGGACAGGCACTGGGGTGACCGGTACGAGGAAGAGCTGATCCCGATGGGCAGGTTTGTCATTTCTGAGGCCACCCGGACCATGACGGTCCTTCAGTTGAAAGCCTATGATTACATGCTGCAGTTCGAGAAAAACCTCGTGAACAGCGGCAACACCAGAACGGCTTATGAGTGGCTCGCCTTTGCCTGTAATGCCTGCAATGTGACCTTGGGGGTCAGCGAAGAAGCAGTGGCAGCCATGCCAAACGGAACAAAGCGGCTCTCTTACACGAACACGGACGATGTGAAAACCTACCGTGACCTGATCGCACAGGTGGCGACGGTCCTCTGTGCTGTCTGCCAGATCGACCGGCAGGGCGCTCTTGTGGTCATTCCGTTTTCCAATACGCCGGTGATGGACATCCCAGCCTCGTGGCGGTATTCCTCCAAGATTGCAGACTACATCACAAAATACACAGGGCTCTATGCGACCTACCGGGCAGGCGGGCTGACGGAATACTACAAGGTGGAGCCGGACGACGGCCTGATCTACAACATCGGCACAAATCCGCTCCTGCAGATCGCATCCACCACGGAGCGCAGCGAGATCATACAGGAAATCATCAACCATCTCTCCGCTACAACATATACACCATTTGAGGCGGAGATTCCTGGCGATCCGGCGATTGATCCTATGGATGTTCTTAGCCTGTCCGGAGGGCAGGCGCGTGGGGAAATCGCCTGCATTACGGAGATCGTCTACCGCATCAACGGGAAAAGCAGCATCAAGTGTGTCGGCGAGAATCCGAGACTCAATCAAGCCAAGAGCCGGTACACCAAGGACATCGAAGGTCTGCTTGCACAGAACGAGGGCATTGAAGGAACATCGACCTTCTGGATGTCAGATGCCTACAGCCCTACGGACATGGCGATCGAGGAGGCCGAGACGGTTGTCACGGCGACGCAGTTTGAAATACAGACGGATAAGTCGAGAGGCGAGATCATCTGGACCGGGGTTTACACCCTGAATGAGCCAAGCCTCGTGACGGCAAATGTATATCTGGATAACCGGCTCATTTACAGCTGCCGCGACTGGCGACTGTCTGGGAATACAACGCTGACCGTCTCGACGCCTTTCGAGATCCAGCGCGGGGACGAGGGCGTCCACGAGGTGAAAATCACCCTCAGTTGCCAGGTGTCGGAGGAATCCGACCTGACCATCATGGCGCGGCAGCTTGCCTCGCTGGAAAACCGTGTGCGCCAGCTTGAGGAAGGCTTCAGCAACGAGATCGCTGTGGAGGATTTGATCCACGCAGACCTTACTGCCATGATCGGCAGGATCGACTCGGAGGCTGGTATTACCTTGGGCACATCGGAAGCCTGTGAGATCACGGAACCATTAAGCCTTGAGCTGAAGGCGCTGTTTGGCAGCATCACGGAGAATGCGGGAGGAGAAACCGAATGATGAAAGGTCATGTAAAGATAGAGCTTTTCGATCACAAGACCGGAAAGCTGAAAAAGATCGAGCGTGAAAACATGCTCACCAATGCGCTGGCATATCGGGCAGGGATTGACTCAAACGATACCCTGGGCCTCTATTCCAGTGAATACAGCATCATGCCGCTGGGTACGAAAGGACTCGGCGGCCTGTATCTGTTTGATGGTCCTCTCACGGAGGATGCGGACAACGTCCACTTCCCGATGGATGTACATCTCACCGGCTGCGCAGGACGTGGCACCGGCAATCCGGCCAGCAGCCTTCAGGGGACAATCGACAACACAGCATCGGGATATTCCAACGGGACATACACCACGGTGTGGAACTTTCTGCCGAGCCAGGGCAATGGTGTGATTGCTGCTCTTGCCCTGACGCATGCGAGGGCGGGTGATCTTCCCTTCCACATGTACCGGGCAAACGCATGGAACCGGATCAGCACAGCTTACCGGCATTTCGTGGGGATGGACAAGCAGACGGATACCGCCTATTTCACCTATAACTATCAGGCGACCAGTACCATCTCCTTTTATAAACGGAAGCTCTCAAGGCATCTTCTGCGTGTGAATACTCCGTATATTGGTGAAGAGGAGCTGGCACTCAATTTCGACCTGTCTTCGGAAATCATCACGGACCGAGGCTATTGGGATGTGACGCCAGATTACGACGGCTACATTTACCTTTGCGCTACGCAGGGAAACCAGAGCGGGAATGCGACGGTGTACTTAAGAAGGCTCAAGGCATCGGTAGATCATTTCTCTCTGGAGGAGGATACGGATTTCAGGCAGGTGGTGACCTTGCCGGAAGTCTACCTGTATCCGTCCAACCAGAGCAAGAACTATCACACCCTGGCTCTGTGTGTCTCGAACGGATACCTGTACGCGCTTAGCTATGACCGGAAGTCGGTCTACAGGGTTTCGCTGATTGACACTTCGCAGGTCAGGCAGATCACTCCAAACATCGATCGTTTCCAGACGATGGACTGCGGCATTTATCCGCACAGGGGCAGTGGCATTTGGACTGAGTTTCTGTTTCAGGTTGTGACCACTTCAGGTACGACGGAAAACCGGAGGACCAAGGGCATTATCTATGAGGATGGTGAGTGCCGGTGCGACACCGCAGTCTATACGACGGGCTCTTGGAATATGTACAACTTCTGCGGTTACGTGACGGACGACCTTCGGATGTTTTCATCGAACTACGTCTATTTCGACGCCTGCCAGAACTACATCGGAACGATCTGCAATCTGGATGAGCCGGTCACAAAGACGAATTCACAGTCCCTGAAGATCACCTATTCCATCACGGATGCGTAAGGAGGGAATGCGATGGCACTACGAATTGCCGCAAGGCAGGCCCGCCTCGTGGTCTTCGGCTATAACGCGGTCACGAACAAGATCGAGTGGGTCCGAAGTCCGGACGGGCCGCAGTATGCTGGCTCTCCGCTTTCTCTTTCCGGAGGCCAGGTGATGGCCTATTACAAAGACGGGACGGCCTCGGACATCACAAACTCCTGCACCTATGATCCAGCTGAGGGGACACTTTTGGAGTATGCCGGAGAACTGAATATCAATGCTGGATATACGGATCATGCCGGGAACGAGTTTGCAGCAGATACGCAGATCATCGTGTATGACGTGGAGGAGCTGCTCTTTACCGGCCTTCAGAATGAGACGCAGAAAGAGGGAGCCGGTTTGGACTTGTCCGGGCCAGTCATTTCTGCAAGGTACACAGATGGAACGATCCGGACTATCGATGCCGCCAGTGTGGTATTGGAACCGGCTGCCGGAGAACTCATCGGTCATATGGACACCATGACCATTCAGGCGATGTGGAAGAATCCCGCGACGGGATCGGAGTATTATGCAGAGCACACCATCAATGTGGATGAAGTGGAGGGTATCTTCTTTTCCCATTCGCCTAACAAGTCTCATTACGCTGAAGGAGAACCGCTCGATCTGACTGGCTCTGTGGTATCTCTTCGTTATAAGCGCTCCGGAGATATCGTGACGGTCACACCGGGCTGCACGTTCTATCCTCCGGCAGGGGAAATCATGACACCTTATGGAACCTCGCTTCATGCCACGTACCAGATGCCATCCGGGGATCAGTATGAGTGTGAAACCCTGCTGAACGTCACGGCGATGAAAATTCCGATTGATGAGATCGGACCGATCATTGGCGGAGACCTGGGGCTTTCTTTCAACGATGACCTGCCTTCGGATTTCTGGGATGGGTTTTATCCACAGGATGTTCCTTACATCCCAGCGGACGGTGATTACTTTATTACGACCGACACCTACAGCAGTATTGTGGATTACCTGGCGCAGAAGGGTGCCTTTGCGGATTACAGCCAGTACGGGGATATTCCTTATATGAAGCTGCCTGCAGGAAGGTATGTTTCAGCGGATGGCAGTAACGTAATTGAGGCCCGAGCTGATATTTATATCATAGCGGCGATGGAAAAGAAAAATGGTCGGCCTGAGACACTTCCGGGTCCAAGCTGCGTCGATTATCCGTACACAAACCTCTATGCCTATAACCAGATCCAGGTGCTGACCTTCACACTTAACGCCTCGGATTATATTAAATGCAGTCCGGGCCTGAAGGGTGGTTATAACTCTGCGACCTCCGGTATCTGCCGGAAGATGGCAGGGCTTGGGCTTCCTGATGTTTCTGACGAAACCATGTACACGAACTACGTGACATTCCCGGATTCCAGCATCGTTAACATTCCTGGCATTCTGGCGCTGCCGTGGTACTGGTACGACGATCTGCCAAAGGACCTGAGCGTGCTTAAGACTATCGTTCAGCACGGGAGCGCAGCCAGCGGCTGCCCTGGTATCACGCATAGCGGCAAGGTACCGTACCTCACTTACTCAAAGGGCTCGCTCTATGAGGAGGTGAAGGAGCAGTTCCCGGAACTGTTCACGACCAACGTTAACTACGGCGGCACAGAGTACGCCAGGATTCAAGCATAAAGGGGGTGGTCAGTTTGGCGACCAAAACACAGTATTACAGGCTGACCAAGCCTGAAGGGACCGACCTTGTAGACATCGATGATCTGAACGACAACTTTGATATCATCGATTCCCAGCTTAAGAGCAATGCGGACGCAGCGCGGGGTAAGCAAGACACCTTGACCTTTGATGAGGTCCCGACTTCGGGCAGCAGAAATCCGGTCCGGAGCGGAGGGATTTACACGGAGCTGCGGAAGAAACAGAACACGCTGACCTTCGATGAAGCGCCGATATCCGGCAGTCAGAATCCTGTAAAGAGCGGTGGGCTTTATACAGCTCTACATGGAAAACAGAACACACTGACCTTCGATGAGGCACCGGCATCCGGCAGTCGAAATCCGGTGAGAAGCGGTGGAATCTTCACGGCCCTGCAAGGGAAACAGGATACGCTTACCTTCGACGCAAGCCCGCGATCGGGCAGCACAAGACCGGTCTATTCCGGAGGTGTTTATACAGCCTTGCAGGGCAAGCAGGATGATCTGACGCAGGTGCCGGTCGTCTATTCTCTCCTTCAAACGGACTACCTGTTCTTGGAGCGGAATGGAAGAATCTATAAGATCCGCGCATCCGAAGTAATCATCCCGTCTGGGGATGGAGACAATATCGAAACAGAAAACGGCAGTGAGCTGCTCACCGAAAGCGGCGATGAGCTGCTTGCCGACATTTAAGGAGGAAAATCATGGGAGTGAAAATCAGTCAGCTGCCCGAGGTTCTTTCGGCAAACAGCAATGACTATCTGGTAATCAACCATGAAGGTGCCACCAGCCAGATCATGGTGGAGACCTTGATGGACAGTTATCTGAGCAGCGCAGGCTTTATTACGGAGTCGGATCTCGCCGATTATCTGAGCAGCAACCTTGGAAATTACCTGAGCGAGTATGTGACGAAGAGCGATCTGGAGAATTGCTGTTACCTGTCCGAACCGGATCTTTACGTATATCTGGTCGACAATCTCAGTAATTATTTAAGCGAGTATTTGACGGAGAGCGACCTGAGCGAATACGTGACGCGGGATGACCTGGATCATGTCGGATTCCTGACAGCAGAAGACCTGCCGGACTATCTGAGTGAATACATAACGGAGTCTGATTTAGCGAACGCCGGGTTTGTCTCGGAGAGCGAACTGAGCGAGGCTCTGGGTGATTATGTTACAACGAACGATCTGAGTGATGCCCTGAGTGACTATGTCCGGTCTTCGGAATTGGACGGTTACCTCAGTGAGGCTCTCGGGGATTATGTATCCTCGACCTATCTGAGTGAAGTTCTGAACGATTATCTTAGTATTTCGGATCTCGATACCTACCTCAGTGAGGCCGGGGTTGTGACATATGAGAAGTTCCCGGATGCCCTGGAATGCTACCTTTCCGACTACGGCGGAGAAGTCATCTACAACGCTATCTCGCAGTATATCCACCCATAAGGAGGAGCCAACATGAAACTTCAGCTGCTTATTCCTCAGTACAATGAGACTGAGGAAGTGATGCGTCCGATGCTGGAAAGCATCAGCACCCAGCAGGGTGTAGATTTGAAAAATGATATAGAAGTCATCATCGCCAATGATGGATCGGATGTGAAGCTGCCGCTGGAATTCCTCGGCAGCTTTTCTTATCCCATCCAGTATATCCAGTGCGAGCATTCCGGCCTTCCCGGTACACGTGGACATCTATTTGATGCCGCCACAGCGGACTATGTGATGTTCTGCGACGCAGACGATATGTTCATGAGCAACCTGGCTCTGTACACCATCCTCGCTTATGCGAGAAGGGGCTTTGACGCGCTGGTCTGTGATTTCATGGAGGAGGTCATAGACAAGAAGACTGGGGCCTCCATCTTCTTCCCTCATAAGAAGGATTGCACCTTTGTGCACGGGAAGATCTACCGCAGACAGTTCCTTCTCGACAACCACATCGTCTGGCATCCGGACGTCAAATGCCATGAAGACAGTGGCTACAACCTGCTGGCGATCAAGGTCGCCAAGGAGGTCCGCTTCTGCCAGATCCCGCTGTACTTGTGGAAGTGGCGCGACGGCTCCATCTGCCGCAAGGACCCTTTGTATGTCCTCAAAACCTACACCCGGATGATTTACTCCAACGGGTGGCTGGTGAAGGACTTTCTGGATCGGGGCATGGTGGAGGACGCGAAATTCCATGCCTGCGCTTTGATGTACGGCACGTACTATATGCTGAATAAACCGATCTGGCTTGATCCCATGAACGCGAAGTACCGCTGCGAGACGGAAGCCTGCTTTCAGGAGTATTACAAAAAGCACCGAGACCTGATCCGCAGCATTGACCCGGCAGTGGAGAAGCGCATCATTCAGGGAACTAAGAGAAGGGTCCTGAAGGAAGGCGTTATCTTAGAGCAGTTCACCTTCGAGGATTGGCTCAAGCACATCGAAGAACTGTGAGGTGCGCCATGAAGAATGTATTGATTGTCGGTGTTGGGAACATCGGCAGCAGACTGTACCGGGAATACGGGAAATTGGCTCCGGACCGATATGACCCTTATAAGGGCTATGACGAGAAGCGGGATATACGGTACGACTTTGCTTTCATCGCCACAGACACGCCAATGGCCGGTGACAGCTCCTGCGATCTTACGCAGGTCCGGGCAGCGATCGCTGAGACGAATGCGGAGGTCTATGTGCTCCGCTCGACGGTGCCGCCTTCAACCACAGAAACGCTGAGAGCGGAAACGGGAAAGCGGATCGTGTTCTCCCCCGAGTTCTATGGAACGACCCAGCACTGCGACGAGAACACCTTCGATTTTTCCTTTACGATTCTCGGCGGTGAGAAGGAGGACTGCAATGCTGTGGTCCAACTGCTGCAGGAAGTGTATGATGCCCGTCACCGGTTCCGGATCACGGACAGCACAACCGCTGAGCTGGCAAAGTACATGGAGAACTGCCTGCTCGCGGCGCGGGTTTCCTTCTGTGTCCAGTTTTGGGAGATCGCCAAGGCGTATGGCGTTAGCTATCCGGAGCTGCGGGAGCTTCTCTTGAATGACGAGAGGTTCAACCGGGCACACACTTTTGTCTATGACGGGCATCCTTATTGGGAGAGCCATTGCTTTGACAAGGATCTGGCCGCGATCGCAAGCGTAGCCGATGCTCCACTGATAGAAGGAGTGATCCGGTACAACGACAGGTGCAAGGCCAGATATGGAAAGACCGAAAAGTGAATACAGGTCAGGTAAACGAGAGTCGCTACGGCGGCTCTTTCATTTTGCATAAGGAGGACAAGGAATATGCGAGAGTTCTGGAATTCTATTCAACTCATCTTTGCCGCTGTGGGAGGCTGGCTTGGCTGGTTCCTCGGCGGCTGCGATGGACTACTGTACGCACTGATCGCCTTCTGCATCATAGATTATCTCTCTGGTGTAGCTTGCGCGATTAGTGACCACAACCTTTCCAGCCAGATTGGGTTTAAGGGCATTTTCAAAAAGGTGCTCATCTTCCTGCTGGTGGGCATCGGGCACATTCTTGATACGCAGGTGATCGGCTCCGGGAGCGTGCTCAGGACAGCGGTGATCTTTTTCTATCTCTCCAACGAGGGTGTGAGCCTGATCGAAAACGCTGCGCATCTGGGCCTGCCGATCCCGGAGAAGCTGAAGGACGTACTGGAGCAGCTCCATGACCGAGCAGAGAAAGGTGGTGACGAGTGATGGCATACACGAACAGCCCAATGGTGGCATACAAGAAACTGAGCCCGAATCACTCCGGGCAGAGAACACACAGCATCGACCGCATCACGCCTCACTGCGTGGTCGGCCAGTGCACAGCGGAGGGCCTCGGTGACTGGTTTGCATTATCCAGCACCCAGGCTTCTTCTAATTATGGGATCGACAAGGATGGCCGGGTCGGACTCTACGTGGAGGAGAAGAACCGCTCATGGTGCTCCTCCAGCAGCGCCAACGACCAGCGGGCCATCACGATCGAGTGCGCCTCTGACACTTCTGAGCCGTATGCTTTCCGGGACGTGGTCTACCAGACGCTGATCAAGCTCTGTGTGGACATCTGTCAGCGCAACGGAAAGAAGAAGCTCCTGTGGCTGGGCGACAAGGATAAGACCCTGAATTACAATCCGGCTGCCGATGAGATGATCCTGACGGTCCATCGGTGGTTTGCCAACAAGTCCTGTCCGGGGAACTGGATGTATGCCCGCATGGGTGATCTTGCCTCCAAGGTGACTGCGCAGCTTGGCGGAACCGAGAAGGAGCCTGAGAAGACGACCGGCATGCAGGCCAGCACCTTTGCCAGCCTGTCCGAGGGTGACGTGATCAAGAAGGTCGGCAGCCTCTTTACTGCGGACCAGAAGAAGTCCGGCATCCTCGCCTCGGTATCTCTGGCTCAGTTTATTCTGGAATCCGGCTACGGAAAGACGGAACTCGCACAGAAGGCAAATAACTGTTTCGGGATGAAGAAATCCCTGTCCGGGAATACTTGGTCCGGCTCCACATGGGACGGCAAGTCTGTGTATAAGAAGAAAACGCAGGAGGATGATGGAACCGGAAAGCTGTATACCATCACAGCCGAGTTTCGCAAGTATCCCTGCGTCGAGGACTCCATCGGAGATCACAGCGCATACCTGCTGGGGGCCAAGAATGGCAGCAAGCTCCGCTATGCCGGGCTGAAGGGCTGCACGGATTATAAAAAGGCTATCCAGATCATCAAGGATGGCGGCTACGCGACGGACACCAGTTACGTGAGCAAGATCTGCTCCATCATTGAGCGCTGGAACCTCACGCAGTACGACAGCGGTGATGCTCCTGTACCTGAGCCGGTGAAGTGGTACCGGGTCCGGAAAAGCTGGTCTGATTCCAAATCGCAGAAAGGGGCCTACAAGATTCTGGAGAACGCCAAGAAGTGCGCTGATGAGAATCCGGGCTACAGCGTGTTCGATAGCGATGGGGTGTGCATCTACACTCCGAAGGCAGTAGTGCCGGAGCCTGCGAAACCGGACGTGCCTTTTCTCGTGAAGGTAACCATCAACAACCTGAACATTCGCAAGGGGCCTGGTACCGGCTATGCCAGAACGCAATATATTCCTCGCGGGGTGTATACGATCGTAGATACGGCGGCTGGAAGCGGAGCCTCACTCTGGGGCAAGCTCAAATCCGGCGCTGGGTGGATCTCGCTCGACTTTA